AGAACTGTAGATGGTATACTATCTATTGAGGCTAATGCTAAACTACACATTGAAAGGATCAGAGATCAGTACACAGAAGAGGAGTTAGATAAACTCTTTGATGTTATGTACGATGGTGAGAACAACAATCGTGTATGGATACATGCTCACTTTGGTGCGAATGAGATTGACGCTATCTTTAGTAAGCTACGGTTCATGATTGTAGGTTGCAACTGCAAGTGGATAGTCATTGACCACCTTCACATGTTAGTGTCTACTACGGCGGATGGAGATGAGCGACGCGCTATTGATGCCATCATGCACCGCCTTAGGACTCTCGTAGAAGAGACGGGAGCAGGTATAATACTTGTGTCTCACCTTCGTAGGGTAGACGGTAACAAAGGGCATGAGAACGGTATAGAGACAAGCTTGTCACACCTAAGAGGGAGTCAATCTATTGCTCAGTTATCTGACTGTGTTATATCACTTGAAAGAAATCAACAAGCAGATGATCCACTTGAAGCTGCAACAACTAAGGTTCGCATACTGAAGAGTAGGTACACTGGTGATGTTGGTCTTGCTACATCTCTTTTGTTTGATGATGAGACAGGTCGGTTATCTGAAGTAGCTACCGATGATCTTACTAACTCAGCAGCAGACAACAATGAAATTTCATTGGGGTTTAAGTAATGAGATTAGTATTCGATATAGAAACTGATGACCTTGCTGCAACCAAGATATGGTGCATCGTTGCTAAGGACATAGACAGTGAACAAATCTATACCTACGGGCCTAGTCAGATAGATGAAGGATGTGAATTACTTTCAGATGCTGACGAGCTTATTGGTCACAACATCATAGGCTTTGACATCCCTGTAATAAAAGACTTGACAAGGTTCAAGACGTTGGGAGAAGGACAGAAGATAGTAGATACACTAGTACTCTCTCGACTGTTTGATCCTGTACGTGAAGCTGGTCACGGCCTAAAGTCTTGGGGCTACAAGCTAGGCTCTAGTAAGATAGACTTCAAGGACTTTACAGGTGGCTTCTCACCTGAGATGCTAGACTATTGTATACAAGATGTAGAGCTTAACCTAAAGGTGTACCATGCATTACGTGAAGAGTCTCGTGGCTTTAGTAAAGAGTCATTAGAGATTGAACATGCGGTAGCTTTGATACTAAAGGAGCAAGAGAAACATGGATTTATGTACGCTACAATGGAGGCTGATCTACTCCTCGCTGACCTACGCACGGTTGTCGCTAAGACAGAGGCAAAAGTTAAACGTGTCTTTAAACCAAAAGTAACTAAGATAAAGTTGTACCCACGACACACAGCAACAGGCAAGCTAAGTAAGATGGCAGACTCCTGCGCTCTTGGTAGTGGTACTGGTGTGAGGATGACTAAGCCAGAGTATGACTTAATGACCCTCAAGATTGAGAAGGCAGCAGGTGAGTTGAGTGTATGTGCTCCTGTAATACGCAGCAGATCTAAGGACTTCAACTTAGCATCAAGGCAGCAGGTTGGTGAGTACTTACAAGACTTTGGATGGAAGCCTACTGAGTTCACGGTACATGGTAGACCTATAGTAAATGAAAAGACATTAGCAGAGGTGCAGGGTATACCTGAAGCTGACCTAATTAATTCTTACTTAATGTACCAGAAGAGAGTATCTCAGATTACTTCTTGGGGTGAGGCTACTGAGGAGGATGGTAGGGTGCATGGCTTTGTTATTCCTAATGGTGCTATCACTGGTAGGATGACACACAGACAACCTAACATGGCTCAAGTACCATCTTCTAATTCACCCTTTGGCTCTGACTGTAGAGCACTATGGGTTGTCCCTAAAGGAAAGAAGCTAGTAGGTATTGATGCTAGTGGTCTTGAATTACGAATGCTTGCACACTACATGGATGATGAGGAGTACACAAATGAAATCATTAACGGAGACATACACACCGCTAATCAAAAACTTGCGGGACTTGAATCAAGAAATCAGGCGAAGACATTCATATATGCACTCCTATACGGAGCAGGAGATGAAAAGCTTGGAAGCGTGGCTGGTGGAGGTAGATCAGTTGGCTCTCGACTTAGAAAATCTTTCTTCGATAATCTACCAGCATTCGCTGCACTTAAAGATAGAGTTAACAGAGCGTCAGAAGAAGGCTACATAAAAGGAATAGATGGTCGTAAGCTGACTGTTCGTAGCCAACACGCTGCACTGAACACACTACTTCAAAGTGCTGGTGCAATAGTAATGAAGAAAGCTTTAGTTATCTTAAATGAAAAGATAAAAGGTCTAGATGCTGACTTCGTAGCAAACGTACATGATGAATGGCAGATAGAGGTTGATGAGTCAGTGTCCGATGAGGTAGGTAGGCTAGGTGTTGCAGCTATCATAGAAGCTGGCTTACACTTCGATCTTAAATGTCCACTAGACGGAGAGTATAATGTCGGAAACAACTGGGCAGAAACCCACTAGAATAAATCCAAGAACTGGAAAACCTTATTACTACAAAGATAATCCAGCGGCTGTGAAAGCAAGAGGAGAAAGAGATATGCGGGTAGATGGAAAATATATTTCCAAACTACACCCACTCTATAAACCGGGGAAGTATAAAGGATTTCAAGCCGCAGCTTTTAGTTCCTTAGCCAACTATGAAAGTACCCTAGCAGGTGAAGTGTACATAATATGTAACGCCTCATTTCCTAGTTGGATTAAAGTAGGAATGGCTGTTGATTCAATGGATAGACTAAAGCACTATCAAACAAGTTCTCCTCTCAGGAACTACACTCTACATAAAGCGTATCGCACAAGTAATAAAAGACAAGCAGAGGCAGAAGCACATCATTTACTAGGCTTAAAGCATGAAAGAAAAGGAGAGTGGTTTGTATGCGCCCCTAACGTAGCAGTAGAAATACTAGATAAACTATTTGAAAATGAAGAAGGAGGACAGCTTGGACTCTTCTAAAGACTTAGACAACTTAGTACCTGACATCTACAAGATCATAGATGTACTATCAGAAGGAAAGCAAATAGACATACCTGAAGACATGCTTGATGACTTTGGGGAGCGTATGAAGGCTGCTCTTGTACACTGGTCTGAGCCACACAAGCAGTCTAAAGGGCTGCGTATGAGCAACATAGGCAAACCCTCTAGGCAGTTATGGTACGACAAGAGAAGTGAGAAACCTGCACCTCCTTTGAAAGCATCTACTCACATCAAGTTTCTATACGGACACTTGCTTGAAGAACTACTACTACTCTTAGTTAAACTAGCAGGACATGAAGTAACTGATGAGCAGAAAGAAGTAGAAGTAGATGGCATCAAAGGACACATGGACTGTAAAATAAATGGGGAAGTTGTTGATGTTAAGACAGCATCTAACTTTGGCTTTAAGAAGTTCAAAGAAGGAAGCTTATATCGTGACGATCCCTTTGGTTACATGTATCAGCTTGCAGGATATGAAGCAGCAGAAGGTACAGACAAGGGTGGATTCCTCGCCATCAATAAAGAAACAGGAGAACTTGCTTTATTTAGGCCGGGAGACTTGACAAAACCCAATGTCAACACTAGAATAGATACTCTAAAAAATGTTTTAGAATCAGATACCCCTCCAGAAAAATGCTACACTCCTGTGCCTGAAGGTAAGAAAGGTAACTTACGTCTTGCTACTGGCTGTTCTTATTGTGGTTTTAAGAATGAGTGCTGGACAGACGCTAATAATGGTAGAGGATTAAGAGCATTCAAGTATTCTAATGGTGTTAAATACTTTACTAGAGTTACATCCACCCCCAACGTACAGGAACTTTTTATATTATGAACCCACAGATCTGTAAAAGAATCAGCAGACAAACAGATGTAGTTTTACTTGAGTGGCTAAAAACTCTTGTGTCTAAAGAAGAACAAACAAAGGTTAATATAAGTAACATACGTGATTTCATTCCTACTTCATCTTATTTCTATGTTGGAAGAACTCTCAGATTAAATTTCTATAGTCCTAAGTGGGTAAGAAAAACAATCAAGAAGCTTGTTAAGCTTGGAAGTGTAGTAGAGGAGATCAACTTGAAGGAACTAGAAAGAGCACTACCCCATCGCAACTAAGATAAAAAATGGATGGCGTAAAGCTAGAGTGCCTCGACCTAAGAAGTATCTTAAAGAAGATGGCAGTAAGTATGACTCTATCTGGGAGGCTGTGCTACATGAGTCAATCCTAAAAGATTGGGAACATCATGTGGATAAAGTTCCTTATGTTATAGAGCATAAGTATGAGCCTGACTTTGTTAGAGAAGTAGATGGTAAGAAGATACTACTTGAGTCTAAGGGTAGGTTCTGGGACTTTGCAGAGTACAACAAGTACATCTGGGTTAAGAAGATACTACCAAAAGACATTGAGTTAGTCTTTCTTTTCGCTAACCCTGCTGCTCCTATGCCCGGATCTAAGAGGCGTAAGGATGGTACTAAAAGATCTCATGCTGAATGGGCTGAAGCACACGACTTCAGATGGTACAGTGAAGACACAATCCCTGATCATTGGATTGATGCTAAGGCTAGAGAGTCTGATGAGTATAGAAAACGTAATGATAAACTAAAGGTTAAGATGCAATGAGTATTGATGACGCAACACCAGAGGATTGGAATGATCTAAAACTTAAAGAGTGGGGATGGAGAAGTAACAAAGGAGTAAAGACACTTGATAAGTACGATCTAGATGGGCCAGATCAACATCCCTTATTCCCCACAGCAGATCCAGAGAAAAGAATGACAGAAAGTTATAAGTTCAAGACTACTGATGATGAGGTCAATAGCCCTTCACACTACAAGAATCAAGGTGACATAGAATGTATTGATGCTATGGAGTCCATGCTTAGTAGAGAAGAGATCATAGGCTACCTCAGAGGTAACTCATTTAAATATCGTTGGCGTTGTAGAAATAAAGGCAGTGCTGTTATAGACTTAAAAAAGGCTGAGTGGTATGAGAAAAGACTGTTAGAATTACTTAAAGGTGAAGATGATGACAGACAGTTGGGATAGGAAAACTGAAAGGTCTGAAATGTTTCATAAAAGAAACAAAGCAAAAGATAAGAAACAAAATAAAGCACGTACCAAAGGGTACAGACAATCACAATTAAGGGAAAGAGATGACATTAACGACATCAAAGATTGGGAAACAGGATTACTTGGGGATAGAGATTGATTACTCTAGAGAAGATAATCTTAATAACTTTTCTTTAGAAACTTTAAAAGATAGATACCTATCTAATGAGCGAGGAGAAACCCATGCACAAGAAGCCTTCGCAAGAGCATCGGTCTATGGTGCAACGTATCAAGGATATACTGAGTTCTCACTTGCACAGCGACTTTATGACTACAGTAGCAAGGGCTGGTTCGGTTTTAGCACTCCTATTCTTAGCAACGGGGGAACAGAAACTGGCTTACCTATCAGTTGTTTTCTTAATTATGTACCTGATTCGCGCAGGGGTCTTTCTGATCATTATGATGAGAACATATGGCTTGCGAGTGGAGGTGGAGGCTTGGGTGGATATTGGGGTAGTGTTAGAAGTAACGGCGTTTCTGTTGCTAACGGTAGTGAGTCTACTGGTTCTATCCCTTTCATGCACGTAGTTGATTCACAGATGCTGGCGTTTAACCAAGGAAGAACTAGGAGAGGATCTTATGCAGCGTACATGGACATCAGCCATCCAGAGATTGAAGAGTTTGTGGCTATGCGAAAGACAACTGGTGGAGATATTAACCGTAAATGTCTTAATCTACACAATGGTGTTACTATCACTGACGCTTTTCTTAGACGTGTAAAAGCTGACGAGAGTTGGAGACTGATAGATCCTAAATCTGGTGACGCAATTAAAACTGTATCAGCTAGAGATTTATGGTGGCAGCTACTACACACTAGAGCAGAGACAGGTGAACCATACATTGTTAACATTGACAGATGTAATGAAGCACTACCACAAGAACAACAAGATCTAGGTTTAAAAGTAATTCAAAGTAACTTGTGTTCTGAGATTACGCTACCTACTAGCGAAGAACGTACTGCCGTGTGCTGCTTGTCTAGTGTTAACCTAGAATACTTTGATGAATGGAAGGATGATGAATACTTTATTTCAGATCTAATAACAATGCTTGATAATATAATAGAACACTTTATTGAAAATGCTTGTGGGCGCATCAATAGGTACGCTGATAATAGAAAACCATATGGATCTACTTATGAAGACTTCACTGTACAAGAAGGTAAAGAAGGTTTTAAGAAAGCCGCTTATAGTGCATATAGAGAACGTGCGCTTGGCCTTGGAGCGATGGGCTTTCATAGTTACTTACAACGTAATGG